ATGCAGATGTAGTTACACACGGGCTGTTTGGAAAATCAGCCGCTTGGGATTTCTTTATCAGTAGAGTAAGAAAAAGCAAGCCTTTTGGCTGTGCAGACTCAAATCTATTTTAGACTTGTGACTATACAGCAGCTACCGACTGGATGGAAAGAGAACCAACCAGACGGGCATTTAGATCATTTTGTAAAGGAATGGGAATTACGAACACCTGGCTCTTAGAGTCAGGCATATGCATTACTATGCCTATGATGTATGACGGGGAAACTCCTACAAAGAGAGGAGTCCCCATGGGGTTACCAATGTGTAAGCAATTACTTACTATTTGTAACGGAATGATCCTGTCAAGGCATAACACTGCTTTGACTGGATGTAATAACAGTAGTCTAGGAGACGACTGTATTGCAGAAGGTTCTTTATAGGACCATACTATGACTTAGGAATTAATGCGACTGATCGGTTTTAAACCGAACGACAAAACATTAATTGCGAAGTTTGGTTGTTGCTACGGAGAGGCTATACTTGTAAAGTCAGTCTCTTGGTGTTTGGATCCACACAAAAAAGGATGGAATCCAAACATAACTGTATGGGAAACTCCTGAGAATGTTCAGGAACCCCCATTTATTGATTATTTCAAAATGAGGTTATTTTCTGTTTTCCAGAAAACTAACGCAGATTCAGATTGTTCCCCTCTTTTTGGGAGGAACGATATGTTCAATAGACAAGTTACATGGATGAGATCCATATATAAAGGTCAAACAGAAGTTGCGAAACAAGTTTTTGCTCGTAATTTCTATAGATACATGCCTCTTTCAATGTATATTACATTGCCAGCAGAAGCTGGGGGGCTTGCAATTGGAAAACCACCACCATTAGAGTAGTGGGATTCTAATATTTTAAAAGCCATGATATTATGTCATGACAAGACTAACGATCTTAAGGAGCATGAAAGATTTATGATCTCTCAGCTATTAAGAATGTATATATCACGTAAAACTACGGATAGAGGCGTTGATTTAAGTTTTGATAAAGACTATTTTCTTCGCTGGTTTGCCGATTTTGGACCTCATTAGAAGTTCACGGCCTTTGATGATTTTGCACTAAACATACCTGAAAGGTTGAAAGTGTGGAAATCTATGCCTTTCTACATAAAAAGACTTTATGTAGAAGAGCAATATTACGATTGGAAGGAAGTCTTTGATTCTCTCAAAGACCCTACCGATCCTATGAAAGACCCAGGTTCAATTTGGTTGAACAGTCTTAACATAGATAGAGGTTTCTGTAAAGAAACTAATAAATCGAAAAACAATATGTACGATACTATCGTAGAAATTGTAAGTTCGAAGATGTATACTATGAAAGTTCCAATTGATATGGAACGGAACGTAGTTAATTTCGTAGATAATACGAAAATATACTCTAAGGTGAAAGTACTGACAAAAGACAGTATTTTCGCACCAGATGGGCTATTTAATAGCTTTAGAACTACCTGGGCTCACATAAAGCGTGGACCCATAGTAATGGAAAATTGCAGCCGCCTCTTAGACGCGGACGCGAATAGTGTTGAAAAACGTGGTACATACTTTTACCGCGTTTTCAATTATCAACTTACACTTGACCTAACTAATTTAGGTTCAAGTGACCCTAGGTTATTTGTAGACTTAGTGATGGACGTGAATCCAGACCACCAAATATAACCATATGAGTCTATATCAAGCTAGCATTATACTAGCAGTATTAAGGTACGACGGCAGTCTCTTTGGATAACAGCTATGGCAAAGCTATAAGTCTTTAACTTCCCATAATTGTCTTCTTCAGAGATTGTACCGAGATACACAAAAAAACCAAATCGGTTTTTTCCC